GCGCCGGCGGGCTCAACCGCTGGCGGACCGCGTGCCCGGATTGGGTGACGCGGCTCCAGCAAGGGCGCTCGCTGATCCCCGACCTGCCCGACCTCGACCAGGACCTCGCACGCAAGGCGCTCAAGATATTCGGGCTGCTGCGGCTGCCGGACGTGCCGGGAAAGCCGCGTCTCGCGGATGCCGCGGGGCAGTGGCAGCGCGACATCGTCATGGCGCTGTTCGGCTCGTTCAATCCGGAGACCATGGAACGCTACATCCGCGAGGTGTTCGTGCTCGTGCCGAAGAAGCAGAGCAAGACCACCGGCGGGGCGGCGATCATGGTCACCGCGCTCATCATGAATCAGCGCCCGCGCGCCGAATTCCTGCTCGTCGCCCCCACCCAGGAGGTCGCGGACATCGCGTTCAGCCAGGCGTCGGGCATGGTATCTCCTGATGCGGACCCGGTGCTGGGGGCGAAGTTCAAGGTCCAGGACCACATCAAGCGCATCACCTATCGCCAGACCGGCGCGTCGTTGAAGGTCAAGAGCTTCGACCCGCGCATCGTGACCGGCTCGAAGCCGGCTGGGGTGCTGCTGGACGAGCTGCACGTCATCGCCGAAGCGAAGGATGCGGACCGCGTCATCGGGCAGCTACGCGGCGGGTTGCTCCCGAACCCGGAAGCGTTCCTCATCACCATCACCACGCAATCCGAGCGCCCGCCGTCCGGGGTGTTCAAGCAGGAGCTGCACAAGGCGCGGCGCGTCCGGGACGGCGAGGTCGATCTGCCGATCCTGCCCGTGCTGTACGAGTTCCCGCGCAACGTCGACTGGCGGGACACCCGGACCTGGCATCTGGTGCTGCCCAACAACGGCCTGTCCATCACAGTCGACCGGCTGATTCCCGACTACAACGCGGCGGTCGAAGCGGGACCGGCGGAACTCGCGCGCTGGGCGTCGCAGCACCTCAACGTCGAAATCGGCATGGGTCTCAAGACCGACCGCTGGCCCGGCGCCGACTACTGGACGATGCGTGCCGATCCGACCATCACCCTCGATTCGCTGATCGAGCGCAGCGAGGTCATCACCATCGGGATCGACGGCGGCGGGCTCGACGACCTGTTCGGTCTCGCGGTGGTGGGACGCGACCGGGAGAGCAAGGACTGGCTGTTGTGGTCGCACGGGTGGTGCCACGAGGGGGTGCTCGAGCGGCGCAAGTCGATCGCGGCGGTGCTGCGGGACTTCGCGGCGGCGGGGGAACTGACGATCCAGGGCGACCGGCTGGAGGACATAGGCGCGATCGTCGAGGTGGTGCAGCAGGTCAAGGACAGCGGCAAGCTGGCGGCGGTCGGGGCTGACCCGGAGGGGTTGGGCGAGTTCGTCGATGCGATGGCGCAGATCGAAGTGACGGCGGAGGCGAAGACGCTGATCGGCATCGCGCAGGGCTTCCGCATGATGAATGCGATCAAGACCGCGGAAAGGCGGCTCGCAACCGGCACTTTGCGCCATTCCGGGTCTGGTCTGATGGCGTGGTGCGTGTCTAACCTAAAGATCGAGCCAACGGCGACGGCGATCAGGGCGACCAAGCAGAATGCAGGGGACGCGAAGATCGACCCAGCGATGGCGATGTTCAACGCCGTGGCGCTGATGGGGACCAACCCGCAGCCCGCCAGAAAGCCGGAATATCAAATGTATTTTGCGTAACGGCCTCTGACAGCTTAATCAGCGAATGCAATTCGCACATTGCGTTTGCTCGCCGCGCGTCTGCGGCACCTGCCTGACCCGACCTGAAAGGTGGTGCACCGCATGCCCGCGATGAATCGCGCGTACTCCCTGCTGGAGATCAGATCGGTCGACAGCGACCAGCGGACCATCCGCGGCGTTGCGACCACACCCACCCCCGACCGCATGGGCGACATCGTCGAACCGCTCGGGGTCAGCTTCAAGAACCCGCTGCCCCTGCTGTGGCAGCACATGTCGTCGAAGCCGGTCGGGCTGGTGAAGTTCGACAAGCCGACCAAGGCCGGCATCACGTTCGAGGCGACGATCAGCAAGATCGACGAACCGGGCGTGCTGAAAGAGCGCCTGGACGAAGCCTGGCAGTCGGTGAAGGCTGGTCTCGTGCGGGCGGTCTCGATCGGATTCCGCGCACTCGAGCACGCGATGCTGGAGAACGGGCGCGGCATCCGCTTCGTGAAATCCGAGGTACTCGAGCTTTCGCTCGTGACCATTCCCGCCAACGCGGACGCGACGATCAACGTCATCCGCTCCGTCGATACCGCCATCCGCCATGCCAACGGCATCGAGGATGCGGCAGGACCAAACCCCCCCGGCGTCTCGGGATCTGCAACACCCCCACGTACGAGGGCAACCATGCCTACCATTGCCGAGCAGATCGCGAGCTTCGAGGCGACCCGACAGAACAAGTCGGCGCGGATGGAAGCGCTGATGAACGAGGCTGCCGAGAAGGGCGAGACCCTGGACGCTCAGCAGGCCGAGGAATACGACACCCTCAAGGGTGAGCTGAAGCAGATCGACGAGCATCTCGGGCGTCTGCGCGACCATGAGCGCCTGAACATCCAGCGCGCCGCAGCGGTGCAGGGAGGCGACGTCGACGCTGCCGCTCGCTCGCGCGCGGGCATCGGTCACAACAGCGGTCCCGCCGGGGTCGGTTCGGTGCCCGCCACCGTGCGCACGACGAAGCTGGAGAAGGGCATCGCGTTCACCCGCTACGTCCTCGCGCTCGCCCGCGCGAAGGGCAACATCATGATGGCCGCGGAGATGGCCAAGGAGAACCAGCAGTGGCGCGCCGAGACGCCCGACGTCATCGACGTGCTGCGCGCGGCGGTCTCCGCGGGCACCACGACCGATACCGTGTGGGCCGGGCCCCTGGTGCAGTACCAGAACCTGACCAGCGAGTTCATCGAGTATTTGCGGCCGCTCACCATCATCGGTCGCATCCCCGGCCTGCGCCGCGTGCCCTTCAAGGTGAAGATTCCCCGCCAGACCGGCGGCGCATCGGTGAACTGGGTCGGTGAGGCGAAGGTCAAGCCGGTCTCCTCGCTCGCCTTCGACAGCCTGACGCTGGAGTTCGCGAAGATCGCCGGCATCGTGCCGTTGTCGGAGGAGCTGGTCCGGTTCTCGTCGCCGTCCGCCGAGACGCTGGTGCGCGACGACCTCGCCGCCGCGATCGTGCAGTTCATGGATTCGGAATTCGTCAGCCCGACCAAGGCCTCGAACGACGTCTCCCCGGCGTCGATCACCTATGGCGTGACCCCTGTCACCGCATCCGGCACCACGGGCGCTGCGCTGCGCGCCGACGTGAAGACGCTGATCGCATCCTTCCTGTCGCAGAACCTGTCGGTCGCGAACGCCGTCTGGATCATGACGCAGCAGTCCGCGATGGCGATCGGCATGATGCAGAACACGCTGGGCCAGCCGGAATTCCCGACCATCAACATGAACGGCGGCACCTTCATGGGTCTGCCGGTGGTGACCTCGGAGAACGTGCCGGCGACCGGCGGCAGCCCGACCGATGGGTTCCCGCTGATTCTCGCGAAGGCCGACGACATCCTGCTCGCCGACGACGGTCAGGTGACGATCGACGCTTCCCGCGAGGCGAGCCTGCAGATGGACACCACGCCGGACAGCCCGCCGACCGCAAGCACCACGCTTGTATCGTTGTGGCAGCACAACATGGTCGCCATCAAAGCCGAAAGGTATATCAACTGGGCGAAGCGCCGGACCGGGTCGGTGCAATACATCCAGAACGCGAAGTACATGGAGTAGTCGCGTAACGGCGGGCCGTAACCGCGGCCCGTCCCTGCAACCGGGAGAAACCGTCGATGCCAACGCTGACAGTCACCGTGCCGGAACTTTGGGTTCAGGGGAGACGATACGACCAGGGCCAAGTGTTGGAGGCACCGGAGCGGGAAGCGAAGATCCTGGTCGGCATTGGCAAGGCGGAATACAGGCGCGAGGAACCTCCTGCTCCCGCGCCCGCAGCATCCGACCCCGCGCGCGACGGGTCCGCCGACGCCGCATCGTCCGATGCCGGGTCCGAT